CCAGTATACAGTGTCCATTACCGCACCCTTTCCTCTGGAAATCCAAATCTGTGCGCTCGGTCGCGCCACCACCTGAACCTGTTGATGTGTGCCTCTGGAAACTTCTTGAATCCCCCTGTGTTGTAGGCGCAGATTGCCGCTTCCCACACGTCAGCGCAGCCCTTCGGCCAGTAGGGGATAGTGACGACCTTTTTCTCTTTGCGCGTCTTATTCTCTTCTTCCAGCGCTTCCGTCCACTTTGTGAGCTTCCTTGCCCGTTCGTAGCACCGCCTGAGATACCTCGCGCACCAGTGCGCAGCCTGAGAGTGGTCGGTAAGCAGCACCTCGTACTCGTTGCAGAACTGCATCTCTTTGAGCGTCTGGCCCATGACGTGGCCCACACCCCAACTTGCCGACCTGTTGCGATACTCATCGTTCGACAGCCCCTTAATCTGCTTCCGAAGCCACTTCTCAAACTCCGGCTCGTACCGATACAACTGCTCCTTATCGAAGCTGGACTCCGTTCCGATGCAGGCAATCAGCACAGGTGGGCTAATCCCTATCGACCTCGCAATCTTGGCTACGTCGCTTGGTGTCAACGGCACGAGGCTTTTGGTGTGCGGCGCAAAGTTCGGCTGCTTCAACGCGGGGCTGTCTACGCCCTTCAACTTCCCACGCTTATCCATTTCGTCGATAAATGCCATCGTTGTTTCGAAAATCTTGTCGGTAACGTTCTCATCTGGCTCTGGCATTGTCGATACCCTCCATAATGCTCTCCTCCCTACTCAGAAAAAGCCCAGTCAAGCACGATGGATATCGACGCGATTATCAGCACCACCATCGCGACCGGCGCAAGGATAATCCACCTGACGACATTCTTCATGGCCGATACCTGTAAAAACGCTCATCCTTCGACCCAAACACATACTCATCTTCTAGGCGCTGGTGCTCCGGAGCTGGCTTCTCATGGGGAACTGGCTCTGGCTCCTGCTTAACAACCTTCGCGCCGAGATGCCGAATCAAAACGTCCAACTTGGCTGAAATCTCTTCGAGTAACTCAGTGGTTGTCTTCAAATTTCCCAACATCTGTGCCTCGTCAATGCAATCCATCTGACAGCCCCTCCGTCCTTACGGTGAAATCAGGCCATACCCAGAACACTCCGTATGACGTGATTGCCTTGCTTAATTGATTCTCCTGAATGACACCGCGCTCGATCATCATCTTACGACATGCAACCAACCCATTCCTTATTTGCTCAGGCAACTCATCCACGGTATGCTGCACTATGGATTCCGCCATGCCACAACCCTCCTCTCCCGCTTGATTATCTGCCCCTCCGCAGAAACCTCGTAGTCTGCATCCTCAAGATGCACCACTACCACCTGCTCCGCATCACGCGGCATTACCCGCCGCAAATTGTGCGCTATCTGCATAATCTTCCGACGCGTCTCACTGTCGAGGTCAACTGCCACCACTAACCACCCTCCTAACGAGTAATGGGCGCCAGCAAACCACAGCCACCGACGTCGGAACGATGCTCTATGAGCAACTTGAGGCAGAGACCCCCAAAGGCGTACCCTGCTTCTGGCCGTCTCGCGTCCGCCAGCGCCCACGCACATATCATACTACTACGTAGCTACCATGTCAACCCCCACCCACTAAAAAAAAGTACCCCACCCCGCATACACGTACACCAAAAACCCCCAAGGTGCGACGCCTTTCTCAGGCGCGGACATACCTCAGGTAATACGAAACTGGTTCACTTCGGGGGGAGGATGGACGGTGGTGAGATGGTGTGGTGGGTGTTCTTGTGGTGGGTCGTGTCGTCTAGGCGCTGCGAGTTCGACCCCTACGGGACTCTCCGCGCCCTATCCGACCCTGCTACTCCAGCCGCCGAGGGCTTATTTCGGGTGCTACAAGTAGCATAGAAGAAGATACGAAAAACGACCCCCAATTGTCAAGGTTTTTAATGCCAAATCCGGGATTTTTGAGACACATTTCCCGATAAATCGGGCATCGAAGGGGGGTAAAAAACAGAGTGTCAACATGGTGGTCAAGACACCCTGACAATGGGCAAAAAAAGAGGCGGAAAACAGCCGCGAGAATTTCCCACCCCATTTCCCACCTTGACAAAACCGAGTGTCGGGAGAGTTGTCAGATTAGTACGCCGGCGAGCGCGAGCGGCACCCGGATGGGGGGCAACGGGATGGAAAAATGGCCAACGACCGAACACCGCCAGCTACAGATTGACATATTAATTGTTATCAGCACATCCAAACACACATGCCACGAAGCCCCACCGGCACGCAATCCGCAAGAGACGATGCCCACAGGCTGGCCGTTTGAGGGGTATCACGAACGCTAGTGAGACCATACGTATCATTTTTGATACTGCACCATTTTGGAGCATGGGTGTAACGAAATAGAGCAGGTGCACCATTTTGTAGCAGGTGTGACATTTTGTCACGAACCGTATCAATTCTGATACTGCTGCCTTGCCCATACAATTAAATCGCGTTGCGTGCGCGAAGCAATGCGTGTGCCAAGTTCGGGGTTTTTGCCCGTAAAAAAAATATTTCTTTTTCGGGGCTGGGGGTCTTGACAGGGCGGGGGACATGGTGTAGCTTCATATTGTGGCTGGCGGAGATAGGCTGGCCGGGTGGACTCTAGCGGAGGTGGTGAACGTGGCAACATTCGGCAGGCTTGAATCAGTGCGGGCGATCCTCCCGGTCAGGGATGGCAGCACACAGGGGTACGCGTTGTGTCCTGAGTGCGCTCTGGGGGTGGTCAGCCCTGAGAATCAGGCGGAGTATATCGCGGTGCATAATTGGGAGGAGTTCGAAGGGTCGTGTGACCAGTGCCTGTGCGAGCTTTAGGCGCACGGAACAGCCCGGTGGCAAGTCCGGGCAGGGTGAACCCTAGCAGGAGGTGGGCATGATGATCGCGGTACAGACCTGGGAACCAAGGGACGGCGTTTCTACACTCGTTCACGAGGTAGCACTATCAAGTAAGGAGGCGGCGGCGAAGCTGATCGCGTTGGAGCGCCGGAAATTGGAACGGGCGGGCGTTGCGACAAGAGACTACGGCGAAGCGGGTGGCGAAGACTGGCCGGGATTTGTCGCCAGGGTAAACGGGGTACCGCGCGTCGTCATGTTGTGGATCGAGTAACGCAGGCCGAAACCCCGCGCCGGGAGGTGCCGGGTCGTACGGTGGATGCCGTGCATGATTAGGCCAACACAGGAGGGGCAAGCGATGAAAGCCAAGATCGAGAAGCGGTTTCAAACGCACAGGATGAGGGGGTACGTCGTGCGGCATCCTCAAGGGCATTTGTGCGGGTATTTGGAGATCCCAAAAGAGCACCCGGCACACGGGGTCGCGGTGGCGGTTATGGGGCGGATTAGCCCCGATATCACATACGCCGGCGATGGAATCATTCCGGGCCGGTGGCTTGTCGGGTTCTATACCGAATACCCGCAACCAGTTTACAGGGTTGTAGAACGGGTCAGCGCTCTGGCCGAAATAATAGACGAAATCGGCGGAGCCTAGACCGTGTCAACCCCACACAAGGAGGTAGGGCACATGCCAAATATCATTATCACTAGGCACTCCGGAGCCGTTGAATGGCTCCGGAATCACGGGGTTGAAGGCCCCGTGATCGATCGGGCTACCCCGGACGATGTCCGGGGACAGATAGTGTACGGCGTGCTTCCGCTGGAGTTGGCGGCGGAAGCAAAGGAAGTCTGGACCATAAGGTTCCAGGCTTCCGAAGAGGCGCGAAAGCGCCTCACGGAAACCGGCGGGAACATTCCCGCCGAAGAAATGACAGCACTGGGCGCGGAACTCGTAGGGTTCCGCGTCGAGCGCATTTAGAAGGCCTGGCGCAGGACGTTCATCCTGCGCGCCAGGCTTTTTGTGTTTGCATTGCGGAGGAGGTAAGGTAAAATGAATAAGTATTGGATCGCCGGCGTCGTGGCGGACGCCTACCACGAAGAGGGTAGGATTCCGCCGCGAACGTTTAGCATAAGAATAGGAAGTGATGGCCGGATGTATTGGGATAGCACCGGCTACGCGCGCGTCGACCGGAAAATACGGCGCGCGCTTGAAGGGCGCGTAAATGGGCCGGTCGAGGTATACATCCCTCGGCCGTGTCCAAGGCGTATTTTTTATCGGGTGCTGGACACCCTCGCGCTTTGGTCGGCGTGGGGGTGGATAGAGCCCCTAGAGCGATTCTGGGGCCATCCGTTGATAAAACGGATGGAAAGAATGTTGTACACACGGTGGATGAACACCGTGTGTGGTGTCGAGCAAGAGCTCGACGTCGCAGGGTGGTACGACCTGCTGATTTCACAGGTCGTGCCTAAGGCCGGCGCGTTTCCGGAATGGAAACGCATCAACGTCGTTCACGGCTATAAGAACGAGCCGTGCGACGATATAGTTAAGGAGGTTGCACGATGAATGTGGAAGGCGCGACGGGCAAATCCGGCTTCTTCTGGGAGGATGCCGGACGGATTGCCGAGGTCAGGCGAGAGGGCGCGGCGGAAGTGTGCGAGGCTTCCGGGCCGGTGGCTTGTCGGGTTCTATACCGAATACCCGCAACCAGCAGTTTACGAGATTATGGAGCGGGTCAGCGCTCTGGCTGAAATAATTAATGAAATCGGCAGAGCCTAGCGCGTGCGTCAACCCCGGTGCTATCCATCGGGGCCGGTGCATGGCCGGGAAGCGAACACCAACAAAGGAGCGGGGAACATGAAAGCAACAATGGGCAAACGAGCTGCGGCGCTGTGCGAACGTTGCGGCATCGGGCAAGATCGGCCAAGGTTGCGGGCGCTGGTTGCTCTGGTTTTTGCGCACCCCGGTCTTGACATCCGGGAATACTGCGCGGGTGGCGTCGTGGACGAAACGGGGCGAAGGGCATACATGAGCGACGCCCGGAGTATCACGGCAGACCTTCAGGAGTTTCGGGCCGTGTTGTGCCTGAAAGCGTACCGCATCACAGAGGATATCATACAGCGCATGGGCGACCGCGAGCGGTGGGAATGGAACGAAACGGCGGGCGAATGGGAATACACTACGGGGCAGTACTACCCGTGTGAGTATCGGGCGCAAGCGACGCGGTACATCCTCACGGCCTCGCGGCTGGACGACTGAGGGCGTTTCGTGCTTCGACGTGGGGGCCTCAGGGCCTCCAGGTCGGCGCATGGCGTGCCGAGTGTTAGCAGACTCAAAACGGGGAGCGTGTCAGATGCCGTACACAGTTTCATCTTCATCGCGTGTAGAGATTGACAGGGGCGCGGCCTCTGTCGAATTGTGCAACATTCCCGAACCTGAACGCGGTTTCGTGTTCCGTAACGTCAGACCGTGGAACGGGGAAAAGCCGGACAACGCGGAGGTGTTTTCCATCGTTCAGCTACTTATCTGGGCGTACGATCGCAGCGGCAAGCCGTTGCCACCCCTTACGGGCGTGTGGCATTTGATCCAAAGCACGACGGGGCAACAGTATTGCCTCCGTCTCACATAGGGAAGGGCACAAACATGACAATGGCACCCGACGCGTTGCAGTGGCATTTGACGGCCAACTTTTACCCGCCAATGCCGCAAATGGAAAAAGCAGCGGAGCGAGCTGTCACAGCTTGCGCGACGTTTCACGAACATAAGCGGGTAAGGGTGCCGAGCGGAAAGTACTTGCCCGCCGTTCTGATCGTCGAGGATTTGCGGCTGTGGGATTTCGTCGAAGCTGAGCAGGATCCGAGCAGTCTAGGCGGCGTGGTGCACTCGGTTCGGGGCATGCTATATCCGGCCCGCAGGTTTTATCGGGAGGTGGGGAATCCCCACTTGGATGAATAAGGCGCATGCCCCGGCCTGAGTGCATCCGCAGGGAGCGGGTGAATGAGGCAAGCATAACAAAGGAGGGGTGCAACATGACCAGAGAGGCACGTACAAACGGGTATTGCCAGACTTGCGGGCACAGGGTGAACGTCGGGGAGCGCATGACAAGCGCTCCTGGCGTGGCGAAGTTGCCGGGTCTTGGGTGGGCATCAACGTATATCATCGTGGCGTGCGAGCATTGCCCCGGCGACGTGTATCAGTTTTCGTACCCAAAGAACAACCAGCGCCGGGTGGCGTTGGCAGGTTGACACACAGGGGGCGGCAACGTCCCCACATGGAGGGTAAGACAGTGGGAACGATAGCGGAAGACAGGGCGGAAGCGATCAAGCGTTACCAAGACGCCATTGACGATAGGGAGTTTTTTCGGGAGAGCCTACCAGCGGACTGGAGGGACTGGACACCCGAACAGATGGACGAGTACGACCGTCTGAGCAAAGCGGTAGAAAACGCACTATACTACCTATAACCTATCCTTTGGTCGGCCCCCTTGGACGGGGGCCGGACAAAGGGTAGGCGCGAGCGAGAGCGCCGGGAAGAACGTGGGGGCTTGGCCGTGGGGCCACGATAGCCCGTTGGAGAGCCGGGAGGCCCCCACATCACAACACAAGAAGGGAGCGCAGCATGACCGTTAGACAGCGTAGGGCTATTAAGCTCTGCAAGTACGCAGCTGTGGCCCTCGTGGGGTTTATCATCGGGGCATGGTCACGAAGCGGCGAGGTCTCTCAAGCCGAGGACGACAGGTATTTGGTGCTGTCTGTTCTGGCCGAGGAAATCGCGGATGACTCGCCTGCTGACCAGTGGGCGGTGTATGAGCTTGTGGGAGACGCGGCAGGGCGGGCAAAGCATCCCGCCTTTGCCGACTTCGAGGACTAACAGCCCCAACGGGCGGAAGGGAGCGCCATGAAACAAGAAGCATACGAATGGATTGCGGCATTTGTGCATGCGAAGCATCAGGACGTCCGGCAGAAAGAAGATTCTTTCTACCGGCAGAAGAATGACCTTGAGATAAGCACAAGGGCGCTAAACGAAATGACGGCCAAAATCGCGCACCAGTTGCGCGGCCATAAACAGGATTCGTGGGAAGAGTACTGGAAAGCGTGGCATCGGTACCAAAGCGATCTGGACAATTTCCGCAGGTCGCTAGACACCCTCTACCAATCCCAGTGCATCCTTAATGGCCAAATCGTAATGGCTTGTGCCATCATCGAGAAAGACGCCGAGATATGCGAAAATACGCCATCCTCCTGACACTGACGCCGGGACACGACCCGGTCGAGGTTTACCGTATCCTCGTGGACGTTCTTGGATACGCGAACAAGGAATACGTAAACAGCCTCGTCCAGAGAGCTGAGGCTGGTGAGCGGGTAAGGCTTGCCGAAGGGCCGACCAAAGCATCGGTGCGCCCCATGTATGACAGGTTCGTGGCACGGCGCGACAACATGGACGTGCTCGAACCTACCAAGCGGTTCAGGCCAGCGGGTATCTACTTCATCGTCACGGAAATCAGTGGCGAGACAGATCGGGCGCAGGGAACGCTATTCGACGAACTGGCGGATTGTCCGCTGGCAACAGGGAATTGACAAAGAAGGGAGACCAATGAACACAGTAACGCGTCAAGAAATCGCCCGGTGGTTCCGGGAACGTGGATACACGGTAAGCGAGCGCACGATCAAGCGGTACAACTTGCCGTGGGTCAACAAACCATTCACGCCGAAGCTTCACCCGGAGGACGAAGCGCGGCGGTGCGTCGAGGGAACGCTTAAGATTAAGGATGCCCAAAGGCGGGCACAGATTCGGGAAGCAAAACGGATTGAAAGGAGGGCCGCTGCCAAAGCCTGAAAAACACTCAAAAAATAATTTCCACGGGCGTTGCCACAAGGGTGCGCCCGCTTTATATTTGGTATCCGGAGGGTACATGTCTAACACATGGGAAGAAGTAACCCACAAGCAGGCGGTCTCGCTCTGGCAGCAGGCGTGGGAGTTCGCGTCTGATGAAGAGAATATCGCTGATTTGCGTGACGACCACTTCGACGTCCGCGTTGAGGCCCGCGTGGTTCTAGGAATCATCACTGTGCGCGTTCAGGTGGGCGAGGAGACACACTTCGTCATTTCGTCAAAGTCAATGTCTGAGGGCGAGGTAAAGACCAAGGCGATGAACGAGTTTTCCGACGCCGTTACGACCGCCGAGGACGCCGAGTTCGAAGCGAAGCACTACCAAAGTATCTACCTGCCCCGCGAAGCAGAAGGGGTGAGCGAATGGAGGTAGATGAGGCCGCCCGCAAAGAGGCGTGGCTTTCCGAACGCCGGAAGCACATTACCGGCACGGACGTGGCCGCGATACTAGGCCTGTCGAGATTCAAAACGCCGTTGCGCGTCTGGCTGGAGAAGAAGGGCGAAATCGAGCCAGATGAAAATGAGGCGATGCGATGGGGCAAGCGCCTCGAACGCGTCATTCTCGAAGTGTACAGCGAAGAGGTCGGGGAAGAGATTGTCTTCTCCGACCCTTATCGTTTGGTGGAAAGCAAAAAATTGCCCATTCTTGGAGCAACGATGGACGCAGAATGGGCACGTGGTGACCGACGCCCCGTTGACGCTAAGAATGTCAGAGTACGCGGGAGTGAGTGGGGCGACGCGGGTTCAGACAAAGTGCCCCAGATGTATGTGGCCCAAATCCTCGTGCAGGCCCACGTCACCGACACGCCATGCGGGGACATCGCGGCGCTGTTCTCCGGCAACCAATTCGCCCGCTACACCATAGACCGCGATGAAGAGCTGGAGGAAATCATACTGGAGCGCGTGGGTGAATGGTGGGAACGCCACGTTGTCAAGGACACCCCGCCGCCGATGGACGGCTCTGAGAAGACTAGCAAGTGGCTCGCCAAGCGGTTCGCGCAGTCAACAGGACTCATGATACCCCCGAAGCCGGAGCACTTTGCCTATGCATCTCGCATCGCAAGAATCAAGGCGTTCGAGAAGCGCATGGCGGAAGAGAAGGCCCGGTGCGAGAACGTGTTGAAGAACGCCATTGGTGCCGCCGAGGGCCTTGAAGGTCTGGCAACGTGGAAATTCGACAAGGACGCAACGGCGCTGGACGAGAAGGCATACATCGCGGCGTTGGAAAGTATCGCCCGTGACTACGGCATAGTTCCCGACGCGCTTACAGAACTCCGCAAGCAATTCACCAAACCAAAGCCGCCCGTGAGACGGTTTATTCTGAAGGAGGTACCAAATGGCAGATGAAACGAAGGCACTGACCGAAACCCAGCAGAGAATGAACAAACTCGCGAACATGCTGGAACGCTCAAAGGGCAACATTCAGCAAGTCGCGGCCAAGCACATGACTGCCGACCGCATGATAAAGATTGTGCTCGGTGCGGCAAGTCGAAAGCCGCAACTGCTCGAATGTACACCCTTGAGCATCGTGAAGGCTGTCCTGATTTCGGCAGAGCTTGGGCTGGAGCCGGAAAGTAGTCTTGGGGACTACTACCTTGTGCCGTTCAGGAACAACAAAGTCAATCCACCCGTGATGGAAGCTCAAGGCATCATCGGCTATCGGGGCCTCATCAATCTCGCACGCCGTTCCGGACAGATTAGCAATCTTTACGCGTATCCGGTGTTTCAGGGCGATGAGTTTTCGGTGGAACTCGGACTCGAACCGAAGCTGATTCATAATCCGAACTGGGAAAAAGACAACAGGGAAGACCCCGCCAAGCTCATCTTCGTTTATGCCGTTGCCCGTCTCAAGGACGGCACGGTGGAGTTTGAGGTCATGAGCCGCAGGGAAGTGGACGGGATACGTGCCAGATCGCGCTCTGGACAGTCGGGGCCGTGGGTGACCGATTACATCCAAATGGCCACAAAATGCCCCATCCGCAGGCTATGCAAGAGACTCCCCCTGAGTCCGGAGCTGCAGAAGGGCCTTGAGGTGCAGGAACAAAACGAGGCCGGCACATTCGACATCCCGACCGTCATTGACATCGAAGGAGCAGAAGACGAGCGGCCATCCGGCGGTACTGACGGCCTGAAAGCGACGCTGACCAAGGCTACTAAGAAGCCAGCACCGCCAACCCTTGACGATGCGCGCAATGCCGCGCTGCAGAAGCTTGTCAAGGCATACGAGGCAATCGAGATTGTGAACCAAGACGAGCAGGAAGCCGACTTCGCACGGCGAACTGGCGGCACGATGCTTGAAGACGCAACCGTGGCAGAGATTGAGGCTGTGATTACCTCAATCAACGCCGAGTTCGACAAGCGCAACGCATGACCTGACCGCGGTGTTCGGGCGGATCGTTGTCGAACCCTAAAGAGGATAATATGGCAACAATCGAGGTGCATTGGGGGGATACTACGTGTCCCCAGTGTGAAGAGGTCTTTGACGGTGTGTCAACCGCATGCGACACAGCTTTCGAGCTTCACCACGAGTTCGAGTGCCCGAGTTGCGGAACGATTATCGAGCGGGAAATCACGCTGGCAGGTGAAACGATAGGGCATCCGGGGCGTGAATCGGGCGGAAATACCGTGCCGGTTCCGATGGTGTAAAGGGCATTATCGGTGGGCCACGCCCCGGCCCCAATTGCCATTTTTGGAGGTTACACATGAGACATTATCAA